ATTCTATTCTTTCAAATATTTAATATTTGGGTAACGCATGCAAAGCACTTAACGCTAACCGATACCCGGCGCCCTGCTTAATATGGTCAATTATTGGATGATGCCGCGGCATTCTCTCGCGCGTTTGATGCGCGTAAACTCGAATGGACTTGGGTTTGGGTTTGGACGAGTACACCTCCCATCTCCCCCCAAAAAAAATTCATGTTTTTGCTTAGATTAGTTCTTGCCGGTAGTCTGTATTGAGCATACCGGTCTTCATAAACTTGTGATAAACGGTTCTACTGAGCACTTTACCCTTATTGTGGACGTTATAGGTGGTCCACAGGGGCCCGGTATCCACGGCTATGATGTGTTGGACTGCCTTGGAAAGGATGCCGATTTGGGTCACATCTAAGCCTTTTTCAAGCGTATTTGGGCATATTTGCAGGGGATATGTGCTGATTACGGTATGTCCTTGGTCAAGGAGTTCCTGAGCCATTCTTTTGAAGGCTTCTTGGTTGAAGCTGGGTAGCTGGTTGCTCTTAGGTGGGCTATTGATGATGAGATAGTCGTACTGCTCGGATTGAATTGCCATAAGTGCGGGGTAGTCAAAGAGTAGATCATCTTGTGAAACCATAACAATTGGCACCCCAAGGGTGTTGCTCAGATGCTCAAACCAATCCAAATGAAACTCAACCCAGTGCTTCTTCATGGGATGGTTGTAGAAGTAGTTATCCGCCCCTATCCAAGCGTTCACAGCGTCCTCTGGCTTGGCTGGTAGGTCCATAAGGACTATGTCTGTGCCCAAGACTAAGGGCTGTAATTGCTTGTGATACTCCGCCTTGCAGTAATGCGTTGCTGGAAGACCTAAGCGGCGCAGATAGTTGAGATGGATTAACTGGTCACCCAAATGATATTCGTTATAAGTGCGTATCATAGTAGTCCTTGATAGTTGAGGTTAAGTGTGTTATATTACATCACATTGTTAAACGGGGATATAAAGATGATTAGTTTAATTATTGAGAAAGAAGTGCCTTTGCCAAAAGGTAAGGTGCGTTATCCTTATAAAAACATGACGGTTGGAGATTCATTTTTTGTTGTGGGTGGCAAACTGCAAGTGGTTTGCAACAACAATTACCGAGCAGGCAAGAAGTTGGGTTTTAAATTTATCGCAAGACGCGAGGAAGGAGGAGTCAGAGTATGGCGACAGAACTAAATGGCAACGTCAATGGACACAACATCCTAATGACACTTTCAGCAGACGATATGAAACGAGCATACATGGAGCGTGTGTACAGCATGAACCATGACCAATTGTTTCAAGAGTTACTTAGGGTTCATACGGAGTCTGCAAAACTCCTCATGGATGCTCACAAAGAAGTAGAGAGATTAAAAGCGCTCCTTGAGATTGATGGCAGTTTCATCTGAACAAGAAGAATCATGGGCTAAAGAAAAATTAGCTCATCAACAAGTCATTCGTTATGAGTTGCGCCGAGCGCTGACTTGCACCAATGACAAAGCTAAAATTTTTCTTGCAAAAGAGTGGAAAGAAAAATACAGTCAAACTCGGTACAACGAACTGATACGCTGTGCCAAAAACAGAGACACTTGCGAAGCAATAGCAAATTGGCAATTAGGGGATAACGATGACTATGACAGCCGCGGTCGTGACCGTGACCACAAACCGAGCAGAACTGGAAGACTGCGTTAAATCAATTCAATTGCAGACCTTCCCGGTTCAACATTACATTCTTGTTGATGCAGTCGTGCCCTACATCAACTACCGCCAGATGTTTGACAAGTACGCCAATGAGCGCACCCACCTTTGCTACTGGGACGGCTACATTGGAGGCAACGGCTTAGACGGCAGACGTTGGCTTGCCGCCGCGCCCCACCTCATCAACGAAGACGTCACTTTCTTTTGCAATGATGACGATGGCTATGATGCAGACCATGTGGAATCCATCATGCACAAAATAGACCTCGGCGTTGACTGGGCGTACTCCCTTAGAAGCATTCACGACAAAGACGGCTTCTACCTCTTTAACGACAGATGCGAAGCGCTTGGCGACCTCCACAAGCCTTGGAACTTAATGGACAACGACAACACCAACTTTGTCGACTGGTGTATGTGGGGCATGAAGACCGAGTGCTTAAAGAAAATAGCCATTGTCCTTGGTCAAAACAAATGGGGCGTAGACAGAGAGTTTTATCATGTGGCTAAACAACTCTTTCCCAACTACTGCTCAACCAAAGAACACACTTTTAACTTTCGACTTGGCGGCAATGAACAATCCGTCACCAAAGAATTTTTTGATGCCGGTCATCAGTTCATGAAAGACAAATACGGGGCAGTCATGCCTTGGGAAAAATAAACAAGGAACAATTGATGAACACAAAAAGATGGGTAAAACACAATCAAAAGGGTCAACCTTGCTGGAAAGGTTTGACGTTAACAGATTGGTTTCCCTCTCACATCAAACCAGTCAGAAACGGTTTATACATCATTGGTTCGGAATCCTTGGCTGTGATGTCAACTTGGAACGGCAAAGAGTGGATACGCGGCAACGGCACCCCTTTGTCATCACAAGATATTTGTTGGCGCGGCGTATATCATGAAATTTAATCTTAAACAGTTTTACGCATTTTGCGCTCAACTCAAGATTGAAACCAAAGAGGAAGGTCTAAAGAACATGGACCGCCTCCTTGGAACGCAAACTTATGTGATGGACGAAATATCCAAAGGCTTGGAAGAAGATGTCCATTTTTTTGTTATCTTAAAAGGACGTCAACTTGGAATTACAACCATCTCTCTTGCGCTCGACCTCTACTGGCACTTTATCCACAACGGACTTCAAGGAACACTCACAACCGACACCGAAGAAAACCGAGATATGTTTCGCTCCACCCTTGCCATGTATATGGACGGTTTGCCTAAAGAATACAAAATCCCTCTCGTCGCACACAACCGTAACCAGCTTTCTCTCAAAAACAGAAGCCGCCTCTTTTATCAAGTCGCTGGACTTAGAGCTAAAGGTAGTCTGGGTCGCGGTAAGGCAATTACCTACCTACACGGCACTGAAACAAGTTCTTGGGGTGACGAAGAAGGCTTGGCTTCACTCTTAGCCTCCCTCGCTGAATCCAACCCCAACCGTCTCTACATCTTTGAATCCACAGCTCGCGGATTTAATATGTTCCACGATATGTACGTCACCGCCAAAAGAGCGCGTACCCAACGCGCCATTTTTTGCGGATGGTGGAGAAATGAGTTCTACTCGGCAGACGCAAGCACCGATGTCTACAAAACTTACTGGGATGGACGCCTCACACCTGAAGAAAAAGAGTGGACCAAAGATATTAAAAAACTCTACAACTTTGAAATCAATTCAAGGCAAATGGCTTGGTGGCGCTGGAAACTTGCTGAAGGCATTAAAGATGAATCTCTTATGTATCAAGAGTTTCCACCCACAGAAGACTATGCTTTTGTGATGTCAGGTTTGTCATTTTTCTCAAACGCGAGGTGTACCGATGCCGCCAAAATCGCCAAAAAGATTGTCCCAGACTATTACCGATACGTCTTTGGAGCCAACTTCCAAGACACCGATGTTGTTCGTTCCAAAGAAAAAATGGCAACACTTAAAATCTTTGAAGAACCCATTGACACCGCTTATTACACAATTGGCGCTGATCCAGCATACGGCTCGTCAGACTGGGCAGACCGATTTTGTATTCAAGTATGTCGTTGCTACTCTGATGGCATGGAACAAGTAGCCGTCTTTGCAACCTCTGAAATGAACGTCTTTCAATTTGCTTGGGTTATTGCTCACCTAGCTGGTGCTTACAAAAACTCAACCCTTAACCTCGAAATCAATGGTCCCGGTCAAGCGGTACTTAACGAACTCAAAAACTTGCGCCGTCAAGCCGCGGCAATGGCGGGCAATGTTGGCAAGCAATTGATGGATGTATACGGCTCCATGTCCAATTACATTTGGAGGCGCAACGACAACATGAGCGGTTTATCCGGCTCAATTGGATGGGCAACTACCCAAGCCACCAAAGAACGGATGCTTACCTATACCAAAGACCTTTTTGAACGCGGTATGTTAGACGTCTATGACATGGACACCTTAGAGGAAATGAAAACCATCACTCGTGAAGGTTCTAGTATTCAAGCCTCTGGCAGAAACAAAGACGATAGAGTTATTGCTCTTGCCCTTGCAAGCGCCGCATACGCCGAACAAGTTCAACCTCGGCTTATTGCGTCTAAGTTAAGCAAAGCAATATCTCGTAAACAAGAAGATAAAACGCCTGAACAAATTGCTGTTGGCAAAAATGTTTCTAATTACCTTAAACAAATTGGCATTTATGGTGGACCAACCAATCCCTAGACGTCAAATGATGGTTTTAATGCGTCGATTCTTGAAAGATAAGAACCGAGGCATTAGCATTGCTCTTTTTGCAGACCTTTGCGGAATCAGCGTATCTACACTTCGTGATGTTTTTCTTTATCACACCGAGCCACTTAGCGAATTTATACAACGCAGAGTACACAAAGGTTATCAACTTTGGGCTAATGGAGAAGTAAAAATCATGCAAAACCAAAACAACACCAAGTTTATAGACTTTCACAGCCGTCCAAAACCCATGCTTAAGCGTTCTATGGGGTTAAAAATGGTGAATGGACAAATTAAAATGCAAATTGGATTAAAAAATAAAGCCGATTACAGTCAAGAATCATTAGATGAGCAACTTAAAAGGGGATAAAAATGGCAGTTTTAAAAGACTACAAGTGTGACAAGCATGGGTATTTTGAATCAAGAGCACCCAAATGCCCTATGAAAGGGTGCGAATCAGAGGTTATGGTGGTGTTTTTACAAGCTCCGGGGCTAAAATCAGATAAAACCAAAGCCACAGACAAGAATGCCAAACAATTGGCTATGGACTTTGGTATGACCAACATCAAAACAGCCCGTGAAGGCGAGAATCAATCTGGTTACTTTACCCGCAACAACGCAAATACCCCTGAACCACAGCGTGAAGGTAGACCGGGAGATGCGGCGATTTGGGGAGGTCAAGGCGGAATGAACATGGGCAGTATCTTAAAAGGCAATATGTTCAAGTCGGTTGCAGGAGAACAAGTAGGAATTAACCCAAAAGAAGCAGGAAACTTGACAGGACCGCGCACGGCGAGTTATATTCCAGATCATCAAAATCTTTCTATCCCTAAAGACATACTACCGTCCAAATGAAAATACCATCAGACGCTCTACACAGAGAATGGTTTTATAAAGACCTGATTCTTAAGTGTCAAGTGTCTTTGGAAGAAAGAAAGTCGGATTACTCGTCTCTTAGAAGTTGGTTTCTCTTTGGCAACGGACCCAATGATGCACCGGCTTTGTTTAACAAAATTTTCCCCCATATAGACCAACTAACCAGTTTTTTGTATTCCGCAGAAACAACTAGGTTTTCAATCAATTTAGGCGCCGGTGTTCATCACACCGAACAAATTAAAATTCCTAAGTTGACCAGTTCATTGAACGATGAATGGCTCAATTCAAATGCAGATCAAGTGTTTTCATCCGCTCTTAACTGGGCGCTTGTCTACAACACCAGCTATATCAAGCTCGTCATGCGCGGTGGCATTCACCCCTATATGGTCGAACCAGCCACGATGGGAGTGCTGAGAGAAGACGCTCCCTACACCGACAGACAAGAAGCCATTGTTCAAACTTACTACATCACTAAGTCGGAACTTTACAACCGCCTTTACTCGCACCCCAAGCGCGAAGAAATAGTCAAGCGGGTTTCAAGCGCTGTGCATACACGCTCAGAAGACATCCCAGACGGCGTAGAACAAATTATTATGTCTTCCACCAATCCACAGCTCTACGGAAATGTGGATATTAATCTCTCCGGCTACAACAGATACAAAGCCAGAGTTGCCGAAGATACCGTTAAGATGTATGAACTTTGGGTTTGGAATGACGCTACCCGTGACTATCAAATGGTCACTATGGCAGACCCAGATGTGGTCATTTACGACCGCACCGGAGAAAGCGTTTTTCTAAAAGGTGAACTACCTTTTATTCAGATTTGTCCTAACCCTCAGTACGACTATTACTGGGGACAATCTGAAGTTCAAAGACTTGTACAACTGCAAGAACTTAGAAATTCTCGCATGGCAGAAATTCAAGATTTGCTATCTAAACAAGTCAATCCGCCAACTGCTTTGTCTGGCTTTACCGGCATTTTGGATGAGAAAAACTTTGCGCTAAACCGAGCTGGTGGACTCTTAATGTCCGATATGCCTAACGCCAAAGTAGATCGCCTTGCTCCCAATATGCCGTCAGAACTTTTTGAAGTCATCAAAGAAGTAGACGCTATGTTTGAGGAAGCCTCAGGCATTTCAGCTATTTTGTCTGGTCGCGGTGAACAAGGTGTGCGCTCGGCAGGACACGCCTCACAACTGGCTCGCCTTGGTTCTTCAAGAGCTAAAAAACGCGCTCTGGTGGTTGAAGATAGTTTAGAAAAAGTGGCAACACTTTATTTGCGTCTGATGCAAGCCTATGACAAAACACATCTTACAGATCAAGACGGCAATCAATTTATTGCTGAACAGTTCACCAAAGATTACACGGTCAAAGTGGACGCTCACTCTAATTCACCAATATTTACAGAAGATTTGCGTCAATTGGCGTTTAATCTTTTCAAAGCCCAAGCCATTGACAAAGAATCATTGCTTGACTTGCTTGAACCACCTATGAAACAATTGCTTATCGAAAAACTTAAAAAGCGTGAGGCGATGCAACCACAACAACAACAAGCCGCTCCTCAGTCTCCAAAAGAAAAGAAAGCAGATTTGAAAGCGGTGCAATAATGGCAACATCAAAAAGTTACACAACTCCAAAAGCAGATCAGCCTAGAGTAAGCACAGAATCTTTAAGGGCGATGTCCAAACCAGCGTCCATTCAGTACAGAAACACAGGAACTCCCAATTTGGGCGTTCAAAGAACAACAAGAACAGCAAGAGACACGGTTAGGTTATAAAAGTTTTTCTGAGAAGAAAAAGGGGTGTGGCTTCCTTCCCCAACCAAAGGTCGCCGCCTTCAACCATGGAGAAGACTATGCGTAAAGCTCGTAAAGGTCGTAAGAGCCGCAAGTAATCTTGGAGGGCTTGCCCTCTAAGGTTATTTGGCTTGACCAAAACCAAGTTCCTTTGGGGGGGCGGGAATCAAAATTTGCCTCCCCACTTAAGTAGTGTTATAGTTCGGTTCAATTGATTTGTGTTTAACAATTGAGGAAGTTTATGAGCGTTCCACCAGACAGAATGATGGATTTAATTAAAAGCCAACGCGGTGCGGATACCGCTTTGCCTGCAAGTTCTTCTGCTCCTCCTGCTGATACCGGAACACTTTCCGGCGCAGAAACACCACCAATGGCTTCACCCATGACTACGCCTGAACCCAAAATGGGAAATAAAGAAGGCGCAATGGTCAATCTTTCAATGGCTATGGATTTGATTGAACAAGCTCTGCCTAGCCTTGGTTCGGAATCTGATGAAGGACAAAAAGCGCTTGCCGCTATTCGTTCACTCACAGCCGTTCTTGGTCCTAAGAAAAACAAAACAAAAGAACTTCAGCAGTCTGAAATTATTCAGATGCTACAAAATTTGCCCCAAGCTGGAGGCGCTACGCCAGAAGGTCGGGCAATGTCTCAAGCTCCGGCGGTTCCCAATTTGCCACCGATGCCGGGTGCTGGTATGCCTCCCGGTATGCCTCCTGCCGGTGGCGCAACTCCTCCTCCAATGTAAAAAGGAAACATCATGGATTTATTTAAGCCACGCGCCGCGGGCGCACCTAGAAACCCAATCACTGACAACCAACAAAATGGCGTTGTTACCAACACGCCACGCTTTGCTCACTTAGGTGGACTTAGCAATGCGTCCAAAGCCGGACCAAAAAACAAAATGCACGTTGAAAAACCCGGTGATGGAAAAAGAGTAATTTAATAACAACAGGGGATATGTATGAATAGTTTAGAAGATTTATCGTTTGAACAACGGGATGAGCTTGCTTTGTTGGTTAAAAAAATGTCGGATGACCCAAAAATTCGTCCTAAGTTTTTAGGATTGGTTAGGGAAATTAATCCTGATATGCCAATACCAGAACTTGATATTGAAGCAAAAACCAATAACGCAGTGCTTCGCGCAGAACAAAGAGTCAATGAACTTGAAAACAAATTGCGCGAAAAAGACGCGGTTCAAGATTTAGAAGCTCGGCGCAACCGTTTGATTAAACGGGGATTATCTGAGCAAGACATACCTGAAGTAGAAAAAATTATGATTGATAAAGGAATTACCAATCATGAAGCCGCCGCAGATTATTGGGAATGGATGCGTCAAGCCGCAACACCAACATCTGCAACTGGTGGTTATCAGCCAAATCCACTTGCCAAGTTCAACCTTAAACCATTTTGGAAGAACCATGTCACCGCGGCAAGGGATGAAGCATCAAGAGCCTTGACGGACTTACGCAAAGGAAATGTAAGACCTATTGGATTTTAAATTAGGGGATATTTTTTTTCGGAGATAAATTATGCCTATTGGTGGCGGTATTATTCCGGCAACGGGTAGTTCGCAATATACCGAGCTGACTTACGTCACTCGTAGAGCGTTCATCCCCAAGCTGGTTGTTCAACTTTATAACAGTACGCCTTTACTTGCGGCGTTGATTGCAAACAGTCAACAAGCCTCAGGTGGTGTATCTTCAGTAACAGTTCCAGTGCAAGGTTCGCAATTTGTGAACGCCCAGTGGTCGGATTATTCTGGTTCATTTAACCAGCCAGCCGTCCAACAAGGTGCTTACAATGCTGAATTTGATCTGAAACTAATGATTGCTCCAGTGCCGTTTCTCGGTATGGAGGGCGCGGTACAGCAAGACGCCGCTATTATTCCATTAATTGAAGCTCGTATGAATGACGCCACAAACGTCATGATGGATGCGATGGCTACTGCGTTGTATAACAATACAACCAATACCCAACAATTTATTGGATTACCAGCCGCTGTCTCTTCGTCTGGCACCTATGGAAATATTTCTCGTTCAACTTATCAATGGTGGGGCTCAACTCAGTACGCCGCTGGTAACGTTAACCCAACAAGACAAAACATTCTTCAGTACATTTCTGGTACCGTAAAACGTGGCGCTGAAGTGCCTACTTTTGGTATTTGCGGATTTGGAACTTGGACGCTTTTGGCGCAAGACTTTGTGGGTCAAGAGCAGTATGTTATTACACCCGGAAACGGATTTGATGGTGATGGCAACGGTCCTCAAGCGGCATTCCGCGCTTTAATGGTTGCTGGTGTGCCTATCTATCCAGACCCTTATTGTCCTGAAGGTATTGTTTATTTCCTTAACATGAATTATCTATCGCTCTACATCCATGAGCAAGGTTCGTTTGTGTTTACAGGATTTGAATCAACACTGCCTAACTGGCAAATTGGTTATGTGGGCGCTGTGCTTATGATTGCGGAATTGGTATCTACCAAGCCCAAGACCATGACTCAAGTGACGGGTTACAACTCTATTTCATTATAAGGAAGTAAATTATGTCACTTTCACCCAATAAAATTCTATTAGCCAATGCGGCAACCAACACTGCTGGTGCATATTTTGAAGCATCTAACATTACTGCAACAACCGCTGGTGTCACCGTTCCGGTGGGCTTTTACCAGTTGTTGCCAACAGCTAACGTAGTTATTCAATTTAACAGTTCAAACAACTTGTCTGCGGCAACGTGGACCAATGTTGTAGCAAACAACACAGCAGGAATTGTTTGGTCTGACGGCTCTAATGTTCAAGCATTGTCTTTAGGTGGCAACGTCACTGTAACGCTGTATGGCGTAAACAGTGGTTATGCTGTCTCAGGTACATTTGTTGGACCAACCTAAGGAGTAACACATGGCTAGTCCAGATTCAGTCAGTCAGTATTACCTTGACAGTTTTGGATATGGTCGTGTGGCTGTTATTCAGGCTACTCAACTCAATACATCAGGAAATGCGGTCATTGCACTTCCCATTTTGAGTGGTGGCTTGACTAAGGGCGGAGCAACAGCCAATTCAGGCGGAATCATAATCAGAAGAATTACTCTGCAAAATCCGTCTGGTAGCTTATCAAGTGCTTATGTGTCTATTGGAACAACCAACGACGGTGCAAACCTTGTTGTTGCAAATGCCCAAGTGACACTCACAGGAACTGGTTTGTACCAAGATTTGACAATTGCTTCACCTTATAACGGAAACACGGTTGTATCAGGTGCAGTTACTTCAGCTTTGTATGTGAACATCAACACTGTGTCTGGTAACTCCAACACTTGTGATATTCGCGTGTACGGAGACGTTGTAACTTTTTAATTTGTTTTGATAGGGGATAATTATGTTTGTAACAAATAATTGGGAAAAGCCCATAGTGTTTGACTACGCCTTTCAGGTGTACACCTTTCCGGTCAATCAAACAGTGGAGGCTCCTGATGATGCTGTTAATCACATATTTGGTTATCACGACAAAGACAAAGAACCGTATCTAACGCGACTTGGTCTTATCAAAACAAAAAATGACTTGCCTCAAGGCATGGAGATTTTAGAGAAAATTCAAATTTCTTTAGAACCTCCAAAACAGAATCACTCGTTATCCCCGGTGATGGAAAGAGTACCCCTTCCTTCCTCAAAGAGGGCGGGGGGAAATGTCCACGCATAAGATGGAAGGTCAATGGCTCAAACTCTCTCGGGTTATCTTTATCAAGTTAGAAATTTATTGCATGATGCAAATGCAAATTTCTACACCAACCAACAGCTAATTGACAATATCAATTCGGCTCGGGAAAGAGTTGTCCGAGATACTGGTTGCTTAAGAACTGTTCAAGTTTCGCAAGCCCCATGTACCCCAGTCCCCGGTGGCGCATATCCATATAATTGGGTCGCAAACCAAGCTGTCAACCTTGGTGATTATGTTTTTTCAAATATTTTTATCTATCAAGTTACAACTGCTGGTACTTTAGGCTCAACGCCGCCTGCTTACCCTAGTGGCTCGTCCACCATCTATCAAAATTACCCACCCAGTACGCCCTTTCAAAATGGTTCGGCGTATTTGCAATATGTGGCTCCTTGTGAGCAAATTCAGTTTTCTTGCTTGCCTCAAGGTTTGCAAACGCTGGACGTTTTAAATATCAATTTGTACTGGGGAAATACCCGTGTTCCCATGCGCTATTTGCCTTGGACCCAATTCAATGCACAGTTGCGTTTTTGGCAAAACTATATTGGAAGACCTATTTGTTTTTCTGTGTATGGTCAACAGACCATTTACATCTCGCCAGTTCCAGATCAGGTTTACACCATCGAAGTAGATACCGTAATATTGCCAACACCTTTGGTAAATCTTAGTGATGTAGACTCTATCAACGACCCATATTACTCACCCGTACAGTTTTACGCGGCGTATCTTGCAAAATACTACGAACAGTCTTTTGGCGAAGCCGAAATATACAAACAAGAATACACCAAGCATATGCAATCTGTACTGGCAACTACATTTACTAGGAGGATGCCAGACCCTTATTCGAGTTTATTCTAAATGGCATCCGCAGAACAAAAAAAATCATACAAGGTTGTTAAGCAATTTAAAGGCGTTAACACCAAGGCAAACCGCACTGCCATAGAAGAAGCTGAATTTTCATGGCTAGAAAATGCCATGCCTATTGGTTTTGGCAATCTTAAAATTACGCCTACATATACCAATTTAGGAGTAACTTTTGCTAACACCGTTATTTATTTAGCCTCTGTTAATCTTAATTTAACAGATTATTTGTTGGCTTTTGAAATAGATGGTCGTTGTGAATACGTTAATATTGAAAATTTAACCAAAGGCAATGTGGCGCCAATTGGAACTTTTAGCACCACAGGAAATATCAATGTCAGTCAATGGAAAAACACCGAAGCCTTAATCAGTGACCCCAACAAAGGTTACTTTACATGGGATACCACCAATTTAATATTTGTGGGTTCGGTCAATGCCATAGGAATTACAAACCAAGGCTCTGGTTACAGCTCTGCTCCTAATGTTATTATTTCTGCGCCTAACAATGCAAATGGCATACAAGCCACAGCAGTAGCAACCATTACAACCGGCGCTGGAACACTAATCTCAACCAACATCACCAACATTGGCTCTGGTTATACATCGGTGCCGTCTGTCTCGGTTAGCGGTGGTGGAGGCTCAGGCGCAACCATTTCTGCGGGTATTCAAAACGGAAACGTGGTTGTACTAACGGTTACCAATCCCGGCTCAGGGTATACCAGCGCCCCAACTATTACAATTTCTGCTCCTCCAAGTGGAACAACTGCAACAGCTACTGGAGTTGTAGATACTGGTTTAGTTACATCAGTTATCCTTACAAATGCTGGTTCAGGATACAACACTGCGCCCACAATAAGTTTTTCTGGTGGTGGAGGAAGTGGGGCGTCCGCAGTTGCTGGATATACAACATTTGCAACGGGAACGGTTTATGTGCAAATTAATACTGGTGGAGCAGGATATACAAATGCCGCTAATACCGTTGTTACGATTACAGGAGGCGGAGGAACCAGTGCGGCGGGTACAGCTATTATTTCCGGAGGAATTGTTACTGAAGTTGTAATGACAAACCCCGGCTCTGGTTATACCACAGCGCCCACAGTTACCATTACTGGGGGCGGAGCAACTACCAACGCAACCGCTACGGCGATTGTGAGTACATCTCAAAACGTGGGCATTGCATCATTCTCTGGTCGTGTTTGGATTGCCCAAGGAAGAACGGTTTACTATTCAGCCGCCGGGTCTTATTCAGATTTTATTTCTGTGTCCGCAGGCAACGTCAACATTTCAGACTCTACTTTGCACGGCAACATTCAACAACTGCTTTCTGCAAATAATTTTTTATATATTTTTGGCGACGATTCCATCAATGTATTTTCAGATGTTAGGGTAACTTCTACTGGTTCTACAATTTTTACCAATACAAACGTATCTGCTTCTGTTGGCACAAAACTGCCATACGCCATATTTCCATATTTTCGCTCCGTTCTTTTCATGAACAATTATGGAATTTATGCGCTGGTTGGCTCAACCACATCAAAAATTAGTGACCCTCTTGATGGTATTTTTACCAATATTGAATTTGCAACGCACGCTGTTTATGGCGGTCAGGTACTCATTAACAATATTTTATGCGCCGCATTTAATTTTTATTATCAAGGCGGTCAAGGAACTAGCACTTCAAACCGTTATATACAAGCAGTATTTTTTGAAAAGAAATGGTTTTTTACCAGCGGTGTTAATAATTTGCAATACATAGTTTCTGCGCCAGTTGGAGGAAAAGTAAATTTATATGGCACAGACGGAACAACCTTATATCAACTTTATTCAAACACATCTGATGCTATATCAAGTTATGTTCAAACTGCTTTGATGGATATGGGCGACCCTATCAGAACTAAGCAAGCAACAAAATTTGGAATTGAAGCAACAGGCGCGGCGGGTGCGCCTTTGAATGTAACGGTTGATTCTGAATATGGTTCTAGTCCAGTTGTAACTTTAATAGATGAAGCAACATGGATAAACAATTATGGAACTATTATTCCTTGGACAAACAATTCTGGCAATCAAATTGCTTGGACAGATACGCTTGGGTATTTTTTATATAAAAATGATGCAAGACAATATGGTAAATATTTAGGGTTAACATTAACATCTAATACTGCTGGATTTATTGTTAACACATTTGAATTTGAACACGAATTAAGAGTAAGGTTTTAAAATGAGTACAGTTCCATTTACTTTTGCAACGGCAACCAGTCCAGTTCCTTTGTCTGAATTGGACGCAAATTTTGCGACTATTTATGCTTTATCTAGCAATTTAACAGTGACATCTAATGTAACAACAACATACGCTGTTACTCCTAATTTTACTGCTGGTAATAATAGTTTGAAAGTTTACGTTAATGGAAGCAAACAAATTATTGGATTAAATTACACAGAAGCATCTAATGGAACTTCAGTAACTTTTGCAAGTTCTTTAAATGTTGGCGACATTATTGAATTTACAGGATAAATTATGTTAAAAACAGTACAACTTATTAATACAAGTGCTTTTGGAAATGGTACTGTCACACAGGTGCAGGGTAACGGCACTGTCAACGGAATAACACTTACTGGAAACGTAACATCTAGTGGAAATATCACGTTAGGTGGAACACTAGGTAGTATTGCAAATAGCCAGTTATCCAATAGTTCCATCACGATTGGAAACACAACAATATCTCTTGGTGGCACAGCTACATCACTAGGAAATATTGCTTTGGCAAATGTTTCTACAACGGGTTTAACAGGTTATCTTTACGGAAATGACGGCACAGGAAATGTAACTGCTTCTACAACTATACCCAATACAGGTTTAGCAAATAGCACAATCACGCTTGGTAACGCCACATTAACACTAGGTAGCACAACATCTACGGTTGGTAATTTAACTCTTGCTAATGTAACAATTACAAGTGGAACAGAAAATAATGTAACTTATACAAACGCAACCATATCTAGCGTTAAGACAACATTTCCCAATAGTTTTTTAACAAATAATTCGGTAACTATTGGAAATACCTCTGTCTCTTTAGGAAGTACTGTTACTTCTTTTGGTAATGTCACATTAACCAATGCAACAATTTCTTCTTTATCTACGCCAATTACAACGGCAGAAGGTGGAACTGGATTAACAAGTGTTACTGCTGGTTATATACCTTTTGGTTCAACATCAAATGCTTTATCAACAGATTCTAATTTATTTTGGGATGCTACAAATCACCGTTTGGGTATTGGTACAACTAGCCCTGCTTCATTTTTACACGTAAATGGTGGTTCTACTGCACCTAATTCAAATTCAGTTGTTAGAGTAGACACAACAGCCACAACAAGTTATAGCGCAAATTCTTATGTTGGTGGTCAAATCAGAATAAATTTTGGTAATGCAACAAACTCATATGGTGGAATTAATTTTACTAATTTTGGTGCAACAAGCCAAGATTTTTTCGGTGTAGTCCAAAACTCTAGTGGATACGATGATTTTGTATGGCAAGGTTATAGTGGAACAGCAGGACAGTACGTAGAAGATATGCGTTTAACTAACGCTGGTAATTTGTTGATTGGTTATACAAGTTCTAATGGTTCATATAAATTACAAGTTAATAGTCAAATATTTGCTACGTCAAGCACTATTGCAACATCAGATGCTAATTACAAAACAAATGTAACTCCTTTAACTGGTTCATTAACATTAGTAAATAAGCTAAACCCAGTATCATTTAATTGGAAAAAACACGCAGTACATGATTTTGATACAAAAAATGTAACAGTAGGATTTTTAGCTCAAGAAGTACAAACTGCATTATCGGAAACAAATTTTGTAAATAGTATTATTAAAGAAAGTATTTGTACCATTACCGATGAAGTAAAAGATGAGGCGGGAAATGTAATTACTCCTGCGGTAATTGAATCATTTTTGGGTATTGTTGAAGGCAATATGATTTCAATTTTAACAAAAGCCATTCAAGAACTCTCTGCCCAAGTAACAACCCTACAATCTCAAGTAGCGTCATTAACACCGAAAGCATAAGGATAAAAAATGACAACATTAGTTCCAAAATATGACCAAGGTTCTACTGGTGCAGTAAACAGACCTATCAATCAAAAGTTTGCAGAATCTGTTTCTGTTCTCGATTTTGGTGCTGACCCAACTGGAACAAATGATTCATCTACTGCATTACAAAATGCTTTGAATACATTAGCATCAGGTGGAGCATTATTTTTTCCACAAGGTCTTTATAAATATTCAACTCAATTAACTTTAACTGTATCTAGTTCAGCTTCTGGTGTTTTTATATTTGGTGAAGATGCTACTTTAAATTACACAGGTACTACAACATCAGGATATGATGCTTTTACAATTCAAAGTTCTAATAATGCAAATGCAAGTAATTTAAATGTTAATGGATTGACATTTAAAAACGGATATACTGCTTTTAAAGTTCAAGGTCAAGGTACTGGTATTTATTCAAATATTAAAATTACAAATTGTACTTTTAATACTGCTACATCTGGTATGTTATGGATGTATCATTGCAAAGATGTAATAGTTGATGAAAATGCTTTTTATAATGGGGGTGATAATGGAATATATTTTAGTTATTCCACAGATGCTGTAATTTCAAATAATGTATGTATTAACAATCAAGGGACTGCTGGTATTGCAGTAGGCTATGTTGATACAACAATAACTTATGCTCAAAATATAAATGTTATTGGTAACACAATTTACAATGATACAAATGCTACAAATGCTAATTATATTAGTGGTGTTTATGTAGCTTATTCAAATAATGTTTTAGTAGCAGATAATGTGATTGGCAATCCAGTTGGAGTTGCTACTGGTTATGGCATAAAAAATGGAATTATTGTTAGTGATGATAATATTTTTGATGTATCTATAAAAAACAATCAAATTTACAATGTGCCAGAAAGAGGTATATATGTTGGTTTAGATTCAAGTAGCACAATAAGTAATATAAACATATCTAACAACCAAATTAGTGTTTGTGAAGATGCCATTTATATGTTTAAAACTATCAACTCTCAAATAGTTGGTAATACAGTTAACTTTGCATACAAAAATGGTGTTTATATTGATAGCACTTGTTTAGGGATAAATGTAATTCAAAATACTTTAGTTGATGTAAATCAACAAGACCCATATGGTTCTTATTATGGTGTTTACATAAATTCTGCAAATTCAAGTGTTGTTGGAAATACTTTTATAGATGGACAAGTAGGTGGATTGTTAACTAATACTGCTGGAAGTGCAGCAACTTATTCTGTTGATGATTCAAGCACAATTAGACTTTATTCAAGTGGTGTTCTTTCATACACTATTGCTGCGGCAGGAATGACATGGTCAGCATTGGCTTCACAAATAAATGCTGATCCATATTGGACATTAACACTTTATCCAAATATGTCAATATTGCCTTTACAAAGTTCAATTAAAGTTTTGAGAAGGACTGGAGTTCGTTCTAATGATGATGTAACTCAATATCCTCAAAATACTGCTTTAACTACTCCTGAACCAAATTGTTATGTTTATGTTGATACTGGTGCAACTTCTTGTGTTGTATTAAATAATACTTATAAAACACAAGCATTCCAGTTTACTAACCATCATAATTCAACCATATTATTTAATTACCAATCAGACACTCAGCATGATTTAACTGTATATGGTGGTGGAAGACAATTTACTAGCACTTCAACACCATCATCAGGTTATTATTTGCCTGGGGATATAGTAATAAATTCAGCTCCATCAGCAGGAGGATATGTAGGATGGGTTTGTGTAACAGCAGGATTTGCTGGTACTGCTGTTTGGAAGACTTATGGTGCAATTTCATCTTAATTTTTAAGGATATAAAAAAATGTCACTTAACCTTTCACCACTTGGCGGAGCTGGGTGGCAATTTTTTGATAATAATGGAAAATTAAAAAAATGAGTACAAATGCTTTTACCCCAATGGGAAATACAGTAACTTTTACTGCTAATACAGCTACGCCTACTGGTGTTCAAGTTCCGTCTACAACAATTGGTGGAAATCAATACAGAATAATTAATTCTGGAAACGTAACTGTATTTTTAGGTATAGGCAACACAGCCTCAAACGCGGCTAACAATGCTGTTGTAATTACAAGCAATGCGTCTGCCTATCCTTTATTATCGGGTACAGATGAAATACTTACGTTTGCACCTAATTGGTATTTTGCTGGTATTACAGCAAGCGGAAGTGCAACTGTTTACATTACGCCGGGAGATGGTCTATAAATGAATTTTGATACTTTATCCATTGTGAAATACGGTGATGTTGAATCACTGGGAGAGTTTTTGTTTGAGAATGGAACTCAACACAAACTCTTTCAAAACACTTTTATGGATTTAGGTATTTCTGTGCCGGTCTTTCCTATTACGGATGCCAATACAGACAACTTAGATGATTGGTTGCTTGCTCATCAAGTAGAACATCAGGCTTTTGCGTCTCTTTTAGACCTTAATAATCCCTTTAATATGCTTGATGTTGATTTCAATAATGAATCAGATTTTTATGATTGGATAGCAAGTCATTTGTATATTCATGAACAGATTGCTTCTGCACTAGGATTGTATTAATATGGCAACCACACCAGAAACCCTTCCAAAAACTTCTCCTCAGGCATTAAAACCTTTTGAGCCGCCTAAAGAAAATGATTCTTCCCCCCAAAAAAAATTAGAGGGTCTGAGGCAAAAAGTATTAGAATTGTTGAAAAAACACAGTGTAAGTCCTCAATTGTTAGTAGATTTGGGTGAATTTGCTAGAGCAACAATAAAAGACAAGGCTTTATATCCGGTGTTTAAACAAGCTGTTTTGCAAAATAAAGTGGTTGATGAGGCAGAAATGAAGCCCGGAATTGATTATCAGATGCTTGCTTACTTTGCAATGATTGGTAAAGTGGTTAAAGATATGTCTAAAACGGGTCAAACAGGAGTAATGCAATGAGTTTTTGGTCTGATATATCTACTTATGCGGCGCCTATTGCTGGAATTGTTATTTCTGTTTTTCAACCAGAGCTTGCTCCAGAGATAGGTTCTGCTTTACTTGGTTCGGAAGCAGGGACTGTTGCGGCAACCGCGGCGGGTCAAGCCGTTATAGGGGCTGGTCTTGGAGCGGCGCAAGCGGCGGCTACTGGGCAGGATGTTGTTAAAGGAGCTACAAAAGGAGGCGAAGCAGGAGCTGTTTCAGGCGCTATATCAAGCGGCTTTCAAGATAGCGGCATTATTTCAGATGCGCCCACTTCTCAGGCAGTTGGCAAAGGATTAGGAACTGCTGGAGGCGCTTTTGCAACAGGTACAAAACCTCAAACTGCAATTGAAGAAGGATTGATTAGTGGTGGAGTTGATTATTTGGTAGGCTCGCCGGGTCCGGGGGCTTCTACAACAGATCAATTAATTTCTGGTCTTGAAAAAGCAGGAATTACCACCGCATTAGATAAATACATTTTGCCGTCAACAGGAACTGGTTCGGCTTCGGTTTCGGCAGGACCAACAACTTCTAGCTCAACACTCACAACTGCAACACCCCAAGCCGGAACAACCCCCGGTTCTTCAGCTCTTGCTCAAGCATTAAATGTTGGCGATATTGGAGCGCCTATTTTTGGTTCAAGTAACCTTGGTAAAAGCAAAAAGGTTTGGAACAAAGAATCACTCAGAAACCCAAATCAGGGGGCATAAATGGCAAAACAAATAGCAAAACTTCTTAGGACCGAAACCATGGCTGACATAGACCTAAAGGGTCTTGCTCAGATTTTAAAATCAAAAGGTCGGGGTAAAGATACTTTGCTTGCCCACATTACGCCCAAAGAAGCTGAGTTTCTTAAAAAACGCGGTGGCTCAGGCACCATTAATCCTCATACAGGATTGTTAGAGTTTGACGATGAAGGCGTTGGGCTTGGTGGAGAAGCGCCCGCAGGACCTCCAGCAGAAACCTCTCCAGTTGCGCCACAACCCACGGTTACGCCTACTGAATTACCATCTATTAACGCAACTCCAACAGCAATAGATACAACCGCCCAAGCGCCATCTTTTACGCCATCAGTAGATTATTCAATGGGAGGAGCAACGCAACCAGCGTTTTCCTCAACATCGCCGGTCTTTAGCCCTTATTCACTCACAGGAGGGGCGAATTACGGCATTACTCCGCCCAGTTTAACAACTCCTCCCACGGCTCAATTAGGCGATCAATCACAGTATCAATTACCCGGAGCGGGTACGCAAGCGCCTACACAGCCATCTGATACAACGCTTGGACTCAGCAATCAAACCCTTGCTAGGCTTGGTTTAGCGGGGGGATTGGGTCTTCTTGGTGCTTATAAACAAAAACAAGCCGCTAAATCAACAGATGCTGGTATTGCTCAACAACAAACCATTGCTCAACCTTATCAACAAACTGGCGCTCAACTTCAAAGAGCCGCCGCGGCAGGAGAATTAACTCCTCAGTCTATGCAGTCTTACCAAGCCGCTCAAGCTCAATTGGCTCAACAAGTGGCTAATACAGGCGGTGTAGGAGGCGCTCAAGCCGCGGCTACATTAGAAAATTTGCGTCAAACTTTACTTACTAATCAGTACAACTACGGTCTGCAAGTTTCTCAAATTGGTGACAACATTGCTCTTGGCGCTATTCAACAAGGTATGCAACTTGACCAAGCGCTTAACCAAGCAAGCACTAACTTCTATACACAGCTTGCTGGAATTGCGGCGGGTGTTCCTACTAGCGTTGGCGGAATCACTACTGGCAGAGGAGGAACAATATGACAATAGGAACAACCAACCCACAACCGCCATTGGCTCCGGCTTATACCTTGCCAGAAACACCTACTGCGCCTCCGGCTCCTGCGCTCGGTAATGCGCTTGGAACTAATTTAGGAGGCATTCCCGGTATTCCTGATAACGTAGAACAATATTTTGGCGGCAAAACATCAAAGGACGTAGCCGGTCAAGAAGGCAGAGTTCGTCAACAACAATTTGGTTTACTTCAACAACAAACTGGTTTAGAACAACAAATTGGCGAAAACAAACAAGCGCAAGAACAATTTTTAGCGCAAGCCAAAGCCGACATTGCGCGTCAAAACAGGGAGTCTGCTCAAAAAATTGAGCAAAGTATTCAAGAAACACGCAAAAACTTTCCTTATCCAGAGTTTCATCCTACCCAAGATAACGTACAAGATTTGGCTACTCTTTTTAGTCTTGTCGGTGTTCTTGGTGTTGCCATGGGCGGTAATGGAAAAATAGCAACCACTGGCGCTTTAAACAACATGGCTGGAATGATGCAAGGTTGGCAAAAAGGCAGACAAGACGTTTGGGTAAAAGAAAAAGAAACTTACGACAAAAACATGGCTCGTGTTAAACAAGTCTTGGATGATGCTTATAAAGACGCTGATAGAGCAATGAAAACGCTTGCCTACAATAGAGAGGAAGCGGAAGCCTACGCTAACCAAGCGGCGGCTAAGATGGGTGGTCAAGTTGGCAAACAAATTCTTCAAAAACAAGGCGTAGAGAAGTTTTACAACTACATGGAAGGTATTAAAGGCGACTTGCAAAAGACCGAAACCATGTTGCAACAAAAAGAACTTCATGCTCAAACTGAAGCCGCGGCGGAACGTCGTCATCAGGAGCAAATGAAACAACAAAAAGAACTTGCTGAAATTAAAGCGCAAACAGCCAGAGGGGGAGCTGGTGGCGTCATTCAGTTTAGATACAACGGAGCAGTTGCTACGGCGGCAGATAAACTTGGTATTCACTTAGAAAACTTAGGTAGTGCCGCCTCAACTTCAGAAGTGCCAAGAGTAGGCGATGTTCTTACATCAGAAAGAACTGTTCCTACGGCAATGATTAAGTATTTTGCAACTACATTGACTGAACCTCAAAACAGAGCGTTGCAACAAGAGTTGGCTCCAACTATTAGGGAAATTGCTAATATTGAATCTGCGGGACGTCCCGGCGGTGTGACACAAGCCAGTGTCAATGAACTTGGCAAAATGGCGCCAGTTGGCGGCGACCAAAAGATTAATTACTATATGTTCTTGGCTTTGGCTAAACAAGAAGCGGCTATTGCTAAAACAACGCTTGAAGTTAGCGGCGGAACTAAAGAGCAAATTGATGCGGCTCAAAGAGCAATCGACAAAATTAACAAAGTGGTTTCTTGGGACGTAAAAGACATTAACCGCATTTTGACTGGACCTGATGGCAATACTTTGGTTAATGAAAAAATGCAAAATATGTTAGCTAGAAGTAATGGATTAGATCAATTTAATACTTTTGTAGAGCAACAAAAAACCAATGGTGGTGCAGAAACTCAATCTCCAATAGACCCAGCAACAGGATACCCAACAATAAATGCAAGAGGATATGTATTAAAACGCGACAAAAACGGTACTTATGCGTATGTAGGTCCAAACAATGAAATTGAGGAGATTCAATAATGGCTTTTGACTTAGCGACTGCACAACCCGCTGGTCAAGATAGTCAGACTAGCGCCCCTACTGCGCCTAAAAAAACCGATTCTTCAACAGGAGGATTTGATTTATCAAGCGCTAAACCAATAGCAGAAACGGGTGGTGGCGCCGCGCTTGTCTATCCTAAACAAAGAGCTACTCCTTCTAAGCCCGAGACTAGAGAAGCTATTCGCGCAATAGGAGAATCTGTTGTTGGAGGCGGTATTGCTGGTCCAATCATGCCTTATGCTTTTATGGGAGCCGGAGCCGCATTAAGTGGTTTTCCAGCTACTGCGCCCCTTGGTATAGGGATGATGGAAATGGGCGGCATGATGAGAGCCGCGGGTCCAGTTGCTAATGTAGGCATGGGTATGCTTAGTGGTCTTGGCGAAGAAACTGTTGGTCAAATAGCAAAATCAGCAAAAGTATCTCCCGTTACTGAAGAAGTTTTAAGAGTTGCTGGTGGAGCAATTACGCCTGAGTTTGGTAATCTAATTAAAACAGGACTTGTTAAGTTTTCGGGTGGCGCGGCAAGAGACGTTACAGAGTTAACCAAAGCGTTGATTAAAGATATTGGTGTACCTGAAAAAGAATTATCTCCTACTCAACGTCAATATATTAAAGAACAAACTCAAAAATATTTAGGTGGCACACCAAAAGAAACGCCTGAAAAATCAATATATAGTTCACTTGAACAAGGCGCTGAAAAAATTGTTGACAAGTACAACACACAAGCCTCTCAATTAGAAAGACAAGCTCAAGACCTTGTTGACGCGGCAAAAACATCCGCCGGAGCAAAAACCGCGGCGGCACAATCTAAAGTAGACCGTTTGTCCAGTCAATTTGAAAACTCTGCTAAACAACTAATAGATACTGCTCAACAGCGTTCTCAAGCAATACTGAGCAACGCACAAAAACAAGCAGAACAAATTCGTTCTTACGCCGCAAAAGAAAGTCCATCTGTGCGTCAAATTCAAGAGATTGATGCAAGAGAGGCTCTAAAAAAAGGTCAAGCTGAAGCACAGAGAGTTATTGCGGACGCACAGAATCAAGTCAATAGACTTAGAACGGTGGCTGAAAAAGCTCGTACAAGTGGCGCTGGTGCCCTAGAGCGTGGCAAACAAGCTCTTGCCAGTGTAGGCGAAGCCTTGCGTCCTAGTGAATTAATTGCTAAAGCCAGAGAGGCTATTGAGCCGGTTATTTCTGATTTGAAACTAAAGAGAGAACTCAATGCTGAGGCAACTAAAGCAGATGCGTTTAACTTTGCTTTGATTAAAGAACAAAGAGGACAAACAGGAGACAGAGTTAGCGATACCAATGCTTTCAAGTCTTTGATGACGCAAATTGATAACGTCATTGAAAACCCAACAACTAAATTAACCAATGTATCCGTGCCTGAAATGAAGACACAGTTACTTCAAGTTAAAAGAGCTTTGGACCCAAGAACAGAAATTGATGGCGTTATTGTTGGCAAACCCGTTAGTTTTCAAGGATTGGAAAATTTGCGTAGATTCTTGAGAGATAGAGCCATGGGCTTGGATGTTCAGGGTTACGACGCTATTGACAAGATACAAGCTGGTAAATTGGCTGAGGGCGTTGAAAAAATTATGCAAGAGTTTTCGCCCAGTATTAGAACTTATTTAGACCGGTACAAAGCAGATTCAGAGCCTTTGCGTGTTGCTCAGTCTAAGATTGGTGACGCACTGCTTGGCAAAGAAGACTTTGATTTTTCACGTTATTCAGCAGACGCCGCGTCAGTTGGTAAAAAAGTATTTTCATCTGAGCAAGGTGTAAAAGATTTTATTGACTTGCTTGGCAAAGACGCAACCAAAGCGGAACCTTTTGCTCGTAGTTTTATTGCGGATGAATTACGCACAGCTAACGCTGAGACTGTTGCCAAGAAAATCAACGACTGGAGAGATTGGCTACCGCAGTTTCCTAAATTACAGCAAGACCTTCTTAATGCTCAAACCACTATGGCGCAAGCGGAGAGAACCGGCGCTAAACGCTCTAGCTTGTCTGATTTGCTAAGAACAAAAGCCTTTCCTTTGGTGCCCGGCGCTGAGAAAAAAGCGGGTGAAATTACCACTGATGCACAAAAAGCGGCAGAGGAAATCCGTAGAAAAGCCGCCGAGCAAGAGCAAAGATTTTTGTCTGAACAATACAAGACGGCAACAGGCATTGAGGAAGCGGCGCAAGCTCCGGCTGGTCAAGTGATGACTGAGGCTCAAAAACAAGCAGATGCGTCGGCTAAAGCGGTTGCCAAGCAAAAGGCAGATATGCTTGCTCAGGCTCAAGCTGAGGGTAAAGCGGGTATCACTGAAGCCGAGAAAGAAGCTAGACCCATTAGGCAAGAAGCCGGAAAACTCAGCGCTCAGGGTGAACAAATTAAAAATCAAATTCTTGGCAAAGCCTTTGACGTTAACCGCGTTCAGCAAGTCATTTTGTCGGGTGATAGAACCCTTTGGAATGAGGTTGGTCCCATTATTGCCGCTGACCCAGTTGCCAAACAAAATCTTTACGCCGCGCTTAAAAACACCATTGCACAAACAGCAGATACTTCTCCTGCCAATTTGGTACGCGCTTGGAACCTTCAAATACGTCCAGCTATGGAAACTACGGGCTTGCTTACTCCTAAGCAATTAGCAGAAACAAATGTTTTTATGAACTCTTTGGAGCGCACAGTTGAAGGCAAAAACACCCTTGGTTTTTGGAAACGTGCTTTGAACAATGTTTTAACCGCAGAAACCGGCAGAGGACTGGGTTACATTACTCAACCTTTCAATTCTATGGGTACAAGATGATTAAAAAAGTCAAAGACAAGGGTATCAATCCAGAGCTGGAAAAAGCTATTTCAACCATGCTGACTGAAGTTATGGCTGATTCACAGGCAACCATTACGGATAAAACCAAAGTTTTAGATAGAGCGCTCAAACTTGAAGCCATTAAGATGAAAATGCAAGATGATGAATGGGGAAGTGGCTTTGGGGTTGGAGATGATGACGAATAAGGTTAAACTATGAACATCTTTTACAAAGAAGGGGATATTCATGGAAGCAGTTGCCTTGGTACGTCTAGCGTTAGGGGTCATTACAGACCGGCTCATCACGATTTTGGGTCTATCCATGTCGTGCGCTCTGGCTTGTTGGACCATGTGGGGTCCAGAGTGGGACAGAGTAGCCACTCTATTGATATTTGTGGTGTTCAGTTATTTAGTGATACAAAACAAGGAGAGCAAAAATGAAGGATTACAAAGACCTAGAGAAGAAGTCTAGCGTACCCCAAGGCGGAGACAATTTAAATTGGGGGCAAAAATACGCCAAGCCAGTACGCCCCCAAAAACCATCTGATAACACTCAAATGGGTCAACCAGTTTGGACGCCCGGAACAATGCCCAAAGGCGGTTATAGAAGCGTTTTTGATTTTTCTGAGCGCCCAGTAAGTACAAAACTATCTCCCACTACTGGTGGCGGCAAAAAGGTGTACTGATGGCTCAATCAACATTTTCAATGTCTCTGCATGGGAGATATGAGCCTTTTGAGCTTCAGGTTTCAAGAGGACAAATACCTTACCACGCACCCGCCAACATCTTTGCTTACGGAACAACGCCTGCTACTGCCGGGTTGTTTAGAACCGTATGGGAGAACATGACCACCGCAGATTATGTTTTTCCGTCGTCCGCCTCCACAATGACTTTAGTAAGTAATGCGGTAGGAGATACGGCGACTATCACAATCAGTGGCTTGGATGCTAATTACAATCTTCTTAGTGAGAATTTAGTCCTGAATGGAACGACCAATGTCACTACTGTTAATAGCTATTTTCGTATCAATAATATTGCGGTTTCTGTTGGCTCGGCTACCAATCCAAGTGGCGTTGTCACTTTGTCTGGCGGTGGTAACGTCTACGCTCAGATAAATACAACAACTGTTGGAGGAGTAACCACCAGTATTGGAACTTCTCAAATGGGTGTGTATACCGTTCCAACTGGGTACACATTCTACGGTTGGAGATACGGCGCATATTCATCTTTCAATGGTAATACTGCCAACTACACAACATATAGAGCATTAACAAATTCTTCAAGTGGCGTGCAAAGGGTTATTGTTCAAACTCCTTACAACACTACATATGAAGTGCAAAGACATTATCCATTCCCTTACGCGGCTGGAACAGATTTGCGTTTTCAAATAGCCAGTAGCGCCGCTACCTCTGCGGTTGTAAGCGTTAACATAGGCGGAATTTTAATTCTTAATGAAGCAACATCAGCGGCGTATTAAATGGAAAACCAAGAAATTTTTAATTTAGCAATAGGAGCCGCGCTTACTGTTTTGGGTTGGTTTGGTCGTGAGCTTTGGTCTGCCGTTAAAAACTTAAAAGATGATATTAAAAATTTAGAAGTTAATTTGCCAACACATTATGTTCGCAAAGATGAAATCAATATTAGGTTTGACAAGTTAGAAAGTATTTTAGATAAAATTTTTGACAAACTTGATTCAAAGGTAGATAAATGAATTGGCTTGAACAAATTGCGCCAACGATTGCCACTGCGTTAGGCGGTCCACTTGCAGGAGCCGCGGCGGAGTTTTTGGCTAGTAAATTAGGAGCTTCAGATAAAACCGTTGAAGGCATCCAGCAAACATTGTCTGGTATGACCGGCGCAGATTTAATAAAACTTAAAGAACTTGATTTGGATTTTCAAAAGCATATGGCGGACAATGGCATTGCTTTGCAAATGGCTCAGGTTCAAGTAGATGTTGAAGAAGCAAAAAATGTTAATCTTTTTGTATCGGGTTGGCGTCCAGCAATAGGTTGGATTTGTGCTTTTGCTTTAGCCTATCAATATCTTTTGCGCCCTCTGAGCGGAACCATAGCAAGTTTGTTTGGTGTTGTGTTGCCTCCTTTGCCGGGTCTTGATGATAATCTTTGGCAGTTGTTAACGGGTATGCTTGGCATAGGCGGTCTTAGAACCATCGAAAAAGTTCAAGGAGTTGCAAGCAAATGATTAATTCTAGGAGTTTAGATGAATTACTTCCTGAAGTTAAAGAAAGGGTTGAGCATTTTGTGGCTCTTTGCGCGGACAACAATATTGACTTGCTTATTACATCTACATACCGCGATATTGAAAGTCAGGATGCTTTGTATGCCCAAGGACGGACAACCAAAGGGTACGTTGTCACCAATTCTAAAGGTGGTGAGTCTTACCATAATTACCGTGTTGCTGTTGATGTTGTGCCTCTTGTAGGAGGCAAACCAGACTGGGACACAAGTCACCCCGTGTGGGAATCAGTGGCTATGCTTGGCAAACAAGCTGGACTGGAGTGGGCAGGAGACTGGAAGACATTTAAAGAAATGGCGCATTTTCAGTACACACAAGGACTAACCATTGCACAGCTTAAGGAAGGAGTGAGCTTTGGCTAAATCAACTAGTCTGTCGCAAGGAAGAAAAGAGAAACTCCCTGCATCCAAAGGGGCAGGACTAACTGCCAAGGGACGGGCAAAATATAACAGAGCAACAGGCTCAAACTTAAAAGCGCCCCAGAAATCAGGTTCAAGACATAATTCATTTTGTGCTCGTATGAAAGGCGTTGTTAGAAAATCTAAAGGACCAGCTACCAGAGCAAAAGCATCACTGAGAAGGTGGCATTGCAGATGAAAACTCCTAAAGCTAAACGTGGTTTGTACTACAACATAAACAAAAGACGCAAAGCGGGTCTTCCTGCCAAGCGCCCCGGACAAGCCGGGTATCCTACTGCGGATGCTTTTCGTAAAGCCGCTCGTACAGCCAAAAGATAATCTTATGGTGAGGGTATTAGTTGACCTTCAAACAAATAAGAACCCATGTGACCAAGGTTAGCCCAAGGCGCCGCCCAGACTTTCATGCCGTGCGTCCTAGCCAGTTTGCAAAAGTGGTAATCCTCTGAGAGCAATATCCTCGTTTCTTCTTCTATGCTGGTCGCAAAGTATTCTTTAATCTCGTCTTGCTTGAGTTGACCCGATAAATCCACAATGTTGTTCATGTAGCTAGGCACTTTGTCTTCCAAACGCTCAAACACTTCTCGCTTAATCATCATAAACCCAGTGCCGCCATTCCATATTTCCACAGGCTTATCCACAGGCACCGTGACTTCCATGCTGTAATTAACTAGGTTGACCACAAAAGAACCCGTAAAGTGCTTGAGTTGATCGTCTGGTACTCCTGCGTCCATGGCTATTTTAACGGATTGCCAATTGACTTCTTTCTTGGGATAAATGCCGCAGATAATGTCTTTGTCGGCTTTGAGCATATGAGGAACATGACCCGCCTCAAACTTAATGTCGGCGTCGATAAACATCATATGAGTTGCATTGCTATTCAAAAAGCCTTTGACCAGCGCATTTCTGGCTCGGGGTATCAACGACTCATTAAACATAAATGAAAAACTGATTGTGACATCCGAGCTTCTAAATACATTTTGTAGGTTGAGAATAGACTGCGTATAAAACCCCGTGCACATTCCTCCGTACATAGGGGTTGCTATAAACAAATGAATAGGTTTATCTTCGTTTTTAATTGGCACCACATTTTTTTTCTTTGGCATATTATTCCTTGGTTGTTATTGGTGGAGCTACTCAGAACCTCCGCTCCTCAAGTTTCCTAACTGTCCCTTAGGGACTCACCTCTGAGTTGATGGGGGGCACTTCTTCTATGGTGACAAGCAGTTGTCCTCCTTTGATGACTTCGCCGCGAATCATCTCTAAATGATCGACTTGAAAATCATCATGGAACACATCTGCTTTTTGAAGCGCATCAAGAACCGCTTTGATACGGTTATCAATATCAATTTTGCGCTTATCTCTTGGGCTAATCACCATTGTTATTTTCAATTTTCTATCCCTAAATTTAGGCACTTTGTTAACTAACACATATTCTTGTACTGCTTGCTTGAATGCTTTGCCTTCCTTGCCTATGACCATAATGTTGTTGTACTTACGGTAATAAGTGTTGGTGCTTGGACTGAGCGGCAATACAAGAATGGCTTTCATTTAAAACGCTTTAAATTCGCGGTATTCATTCATAAGAGAAAAGTATTTGATGGGGTAGCGTCTGCGCCCAATCACTTCCCACTGAATAACAACCGTGTCGTTATCGTACTTCCAACAGCCGTCCTCTGTGCGTCCGTCGCTGGTGTAGTTGTACGCTCTGGACATAGATGCGTCTTTGGCACAAGCCTCGGTCATGATGACAATTTTGCCGCCCGAAAGGTTGTCGGTTTGGGCAAAGTTTCCTGCGTGAGCCGCGGCGCAAAAAGCGCTTAAGATTAAAAATTTCCTCATGTTATCCCCTAGTTAAGTTAGTTTAAAACGGAACGTCCATATCACCCCTTGGTCTTACCTCTTTGGGGTAAGTGTCCTTGGGAGGTACAAACGTATCCACAGACAGCGTTAAGAACTCGCCGTACTGGGATTTGCGCCACCAAGCAGAGATGTTAACCACCTCTCCTTTGTGCATAATTTTTCCCTTGAAATCGGGTGCTTTTGCGTTTGTCTTTTGCAAGTAGGCGCTAGGCGTAAGAATGCCCTTGCTCTCTACCGGTTGATAGTTACTAGCCATGCGTGGTTTCTCCTGATAAATATTTGTATTCGGCAAACTCTTTGCCGCCATTACTAACCATTTTTGTAAAGATTCTGTGTCCGGCTTTTCGATAAACGTCGATATGGGACGCAAGCCGGAAACAACCAAATTGTTCGAGTGCTTCAAGTGGTGTGATGGTGTGTCCACTTTGTAGGTGCCTCAAGATTCGCTCTCGCTGAGTACCTTGTCTTGAGACACTGGCGGCTTTTTTAACGGGTCAACTCCAGTTTCAGCAATAGCCGCTTTGAGCTTGATTCTGTCCATAGAGTCAAACTCCTCAATTACCGCGGCGTTAGCCGTCTCAAGCCCCCAAATTTTTTTGTCCTTTTCCTCAGTCGTGAGCTTTTGTGAGGAATTGATTTTGTGGACAAGTTGTTTGTAAGCCTTAATCCATGCCGCGGTATCTTCGTGCCATGAGTATGGGTCGGGGTTGCCGGGAACGTACAAAGCAATGTGTCCCTCAGGCGGCTCTGCGTCCAATTGCTCAAGAACCTCTAGGGGGCGCGGTATGGGCTTTGGAGCCTCGATGACCTCAGTAGGGTAGTCCTGAGCCTCCTCGGCGGTTATAAGACCCTTTAAAACGTCTGGAAACGCATCTCTGAGCGCAAAGCCTCTAGCCCTCATCTGAAGCATACGTTTAGGGTACTGGGTCCAAGGACCTTGTTTGCCCCACAGATTAGCGCGTTTGGCATCTTCCACAGAGAATTTAGCCGTGACGGGTTTGCGTCCTTTCCTCTTAGCAATACAAACAGCCACCGGGTTCGGTGTGCCCTCAGCTTCCATAAACTCCTCGATGTCCTCGCAAGCTGGGCTGGACTGGACCAGAGCCATAGCGGCGTCACCATAAACACTGGGGCGCCCGTTAATGACGCTAATGTTTTGAAGTGCTTGCATAGGTGCTAATCCAATCTCATAGCCCCACTGCACAGCCACCAAAATATCCTCAGGTTTGCTCTGATATTGTTTTGGGACCATCTGGGACTTGGAAAGCATCTCAGAGAACTGAATTGCTTCATTCATGGTTTGGGGCGCAAAGCCTTGTCTAAGTGTTAGGTTACTCATCTTTAT